TTATTAGTTCCATCTGTTATAAGGTTACCAGTAACACTACCATTAGTATATAATTCCCATGATCTAGTCATATCCGCCTTTATTAATGATAAAAAGCTAGCATTAGGATGTGGTGACTCCACATTATTAATAAAAGCGTGTGGACCATCTATAGAAGTAATACCACTTCTTTGTCTAGATACACCATAATTAAATAAATTTTCAGGTGATATTACTGAATCTACATGTGACATAAAATATTTCCTGTCTTATTTGTTTTCTATATATGATTGTTTGGTATCAACAACTTCATTTCTAAAAGATGCTAATGTTGATGTGTTTATTCTATTAATATTTGCAACTTCTAAATCTAATATAGGCATCCATGCAATTGCACATTTCCAATCATCATATTCTTTTTTAGAGTCCTGTGGGTCTGTGCCAACTATCTTAGTATACCAAGCACATCTATGTATTTTATTATCTTTAATTTCTTCACATTTACTACCTAATGGGCAAGTAATTATTACATCATCAATCATAATATTAATCCTTCACACACATAATAACATTAGAATATTTAGGGGTTATAGTTAACTGTTTTACATTTCCAGTTAAAGAACTGACTAACGAATGTCTATGTCCGTCACCAGAACCCGACTCAGCCGTTACTGCATCACGTGTATAATAATGGTAATTATTACTGTCAGAAGACTTAGCACCATGTGGCGATCTAGAATCAGTTCTTTTTAAAACATCAATCCAACTATCTAATGAATTTTGAGGCCAAAATGCGTCTACAAAGTCATGTGTATGTTTTGGCATCTCTGTTTCATCTAATTTATGATAATCAGTATAACCAGACATTTTTAAATCATGTGAATGTGAATGGGTGAAAATTGTAGAAGCTGATACACCACCTTGATTAGTATCACCACCATCTGCTGTAGTTTTGACAACACGTAATATACTATCATTTACATTAGTATATAATGTCCAACCAAGTGGCACAAACGACTGATAAAATAACAAAGTAGTTCCTGATGCAAATTCAGAATTATCACCAATTGGTGGTCTGTTAATTATATCTCGCCAATATACATCATGATTATGATCACCACCACCTCCAGAATCACCACTAGTTGGTAAATTATTTAATTTATAATCTAAGGCATGAATATCTTCTTTGATATTATTTTTATTTGCAATGACATTTAATGGTTCTGAATAATAGGTGCCAGTCTCTGAATTAACAGTGTTAACACTTAACCCTATAGATTCTATCATATTATCCATACGATTGTCAATATCAACAATATTTGTTCTAATTACTCCATTTTCTGTAGATATAGTATTAATTTTATTAGTATGTTCAATGACAACCTTATCATGATATTCTGATCTAAATGCAACTATTTCAGTATCAAGTAAATTAATATCAGTTTTAATATTATCGGTAGTACTATATATATTATAAACACCTGACGTATATATCCCGTCTGAATTTAACCCAACATTACTTTCTATTGTATCAACATTAGTAATAGTATTATGTAATAAATTAATAGTACCATTTAATGTGTCATTAGTCTCCTTGAGTTTTATATCAAGTGTATTAATATTAGTTTTTATAACATCCGACGAAGTGTAATTTGGTCCTATTGCAATATAATCACCATTTAATTCCAATCCGATATATCTAAATGCATTTGCTTGTTTTGTTTCTAATGATTGTATTCTATTATCATTAGAAACAACATAATCATACGTTTCATTTAAAGAATTGACAAATGTATCTTTATTTGTTGTTTTTAATCCTGACCAATTTCCAAATACCACTTCAATATAATCTGAATGTAATTTTATTTTATTAGTTTTATTTCTCCAATCTTCAAAAGTATCAGTCTGTAAAACTTCGTTTATTTCTGGATATATTGGTATTGACATAATATTTCTCGTTAATTTAAATTATGGTAATTGTGTTAGTTTAGCAGTTGCAACGGTAGAGGTATCACCTCCCCATCTTATAGATACCCAACCTGCCTGAGACCCAGTACCACCTAACGGTACACTAGTATTTATAACTGATGGATGGACATAACTGAGTGGGTTAACCTGACACCAATATGAAGTAAATTGATATGGATTACCACCACATGCATTATTGTCACAACATGTATAGAATGGACCTCCTGATGAACTACCAGATTTAATATTACCGGAAATGCCAGACTTTATAGAAGATGAACCACTTCCGTGTTGAGAAGTGCCATGTCCACATGTAAATATAAGAGATCCATTATAACTTAGTGTAGTATTAGTGCCCTCACCACCCACAGTAGTCCAATGATATCCATATCCACCACCACTTCCTACTATAATATTTACTGTAGAACCAGGAGTCACCGATAACTTAACATCTGTAACTCCAGCACCAGTACCACCAATAAACGCAAATCTGCCATAATCTCCGTCATGAGTACCATACCCAGCACCACCACCACCAACAGCATCAATTGACAATTCATATACACCACTTGGTACAATGAAAGTATGACTACCAGAGTGCATATATGTCTTAAAATCAATCCCAGCAGCACCACCTTCGGCAACCACCGTCTGTATGGCACCATCATCCCAAGAAACATATGAAGAAATACCAGGACTTCCTCCCCAATGGTTTTTACTATAAGAAATAGGGTTTGTTGATCTATTTGGCCAATACGTTTCTGGATATCCATATGATTGAGGTGGAGATGGATTGGTTATACCATCTCGTCCAACTTTAAAATTAATTCTTTGTCCAGGTGTTACTGGTATTATATCTGACTTAATTTCACCAGGAACACCAGACCCACCATTAGATTGACTCCAACCAGTTTGTCCACCACCAGTTCCACCTATAATATCATATTTTAAATTAAAAACTCCGTGTGGAACCCGATAATCAACGGTTGTATCTGGTATTGTATACGATTTATATTTATCCTCATATAATACCGGTTTCCATTCATTATTTTCACGTACATATACCTCATGTACATGTTCCCACTTACCTTTTTTCTTAACCCAAATTTGATCACTTTGTGTATAACTACCAGATTGAACAATTTCACATTCAGTCTGTGTATTACCATCTGACGGAACTTCTGTACTAGTATAAATTGACTCATCATATGAAGTATCTACCCATGAAGAAACTGTTGCAGAAAAGCTAAGTTTACTATTACCTCGTCCGCGAGTCTCTTCTATCCAACCAGAAGCCTTAATGTCTATTGCAATATATTGTCCACTACTATTATCTATTGATATATCTGAAAAATATCCATATTGTTTTCGTAATGACAATCCCCAACCACGATCATATAGATTGTTTAATACCCAACTTCCTAGATTGCCATTTTTATCCCTTAACCTATACCACATATTCCCGCCATGTGACCACTCTTGAGAATAACTATCTTGTTTTGTATATATATTAGTTATAGTTATATTAGTTAACCCACTTACATCAATATCCATTTTAGAACGATATTCTACGGGTAACTCATTACTGCGTCCATGTCCACCCCTAGTATCTGCAAATGTAACAACTAAATCTTTCTTAAATCCTTGAGATACATGTGTCTTTGTCCAATTACTAATAACCTTAGTGCCTGAAGCAATATTGGCAGATGCCGTTTTACTATTAAATTCAGTATATCTACTGTCATGAATATAAAAAGTCATTATCCTGTCCGTTTCCACATATAAACACATTTAAATGGGGGTACTATGGAAAATGATTCAGCAGTACCAGCATTACCTGTTTTCACACTAAATATTGTTGCTAAAGATTCATCAGATGCTCTTGAAATACCAGCTGGCCATTCTACCCCATTGGTATATCTCAACGATGGTACTATAGATTGTCCCACGAAGCTATCAGTAGAATGCCAAGGGTAAACATTCCATTGAATAGCATTTTTATGATCATCGGTAGTAAATATATTCCCTCCAGGTATATTATCATCTGTCAATGTAACGTGATATGCACCACCCTCATCTTCTGAACCTAATCCAGGAGATCCAACCGATACACCAGTAAGGACTCTTCCAATTCCATATGCAACCCATACACCAAATCCAAATATAGCATTGGGATTTCGGTCATCCGTGGCATTCTGATATATTGATCCTATAGGATAAAATGTATTAAACACATCTTGAATTGATATACCACCACCACCACCACCACCTGATGATGCAGTTTCCCATCCTATTGAATTAACGCTAGTCGCAACTAAATGTTTAGTTGTCCCTGAAGAAAACGCATTACCTGGTTCCGGTACATGTAACCCTGTCGGATGAACGAAATCACTTCCACCGTCACCACCAGAAGCATTCAATGTTCCATCATAATCTATAGTTAAATTGGCACCAACTTTAATTGCACCAAGTTGTCCTGAAGATGCCTTTCTTAAATTATCATTAGTAAAATGTGGTGTATCGTCACCACCACCACCACCACATGGAACTGCTCCGCCAACTCTATACCATATATCACCATCAGCACCACCGCTTGGAGGATTTTCTGATATAGTTCTAGCACCTTGTCCATTCGAATTATCTATATGATATTGTCTTAAATTATCAAAATTAATATCATTAGAATTTTGATCATTAATATGTTCTGTTCGTAAATTTTTAAGTTCATCATCTATATCACGAATATCACTCTTTATATTATCATTTATTGCAACAAGATTATTGGAAGAAGAACTATATGTACCATCCCCACCTAATCCTATATAATTAAACGATGTAGTTTGTTTTAATATCAAATCATCAATATTTGTTTTATTAAAATTGATGTCGGATTCATTAGTTGATATTAAAACACGTATATCATCATCTTTTGAATTTATTAAATTAAAATTATCAGTAATACGTTCATCTAAATACACGATATCACCAGACACAGATCTATTTAATAATCCCAATCCATCATAAGATCCATCTAAACCAAATCCCAAATTAGATAACGTATTATTAAATCTTTCACCAGTTTTAGTTAGTAAAGAATCAGTTAAGACAATAGTATCGTAATTACTTTCAGTCTTGTCATCTAATAATTTTATATCTTGTTTTATTATATTACTAATGGCATAACTATTATAGGTATCTGAACTATATATACCGCGTGAATTTAATCCAATATAATTAAATGCATTCTTAAGTCTATCATTTATATCAACTATTTCTTTAGTATTATTATCCGAATGAGTATCTAATTCGGTTACTATACTTACTAAATTATTAGAATCATAGTTGTCACCATGTCCAGTTTTTGTTGGTAACTGTTTCCAATCTCCTAATAATTTTTCTACTTCTATAGAATGTTCTTTTAATAAATTTGTTTTATCCTTCCAATCATCAAATGTATCAGTACGTAATACCTTTAATATTTTTGTATAATTATCTGTAACTGACATTTTATAATTTCTCCACTAATTGGTTTAATATATTCTTTATTTCCGATACTTCAGATTTCAAATTTATAAATTCTTGTTCATCTTGTTCTCGTTTTCTTTTGACCATTATATACTTGTTGTATTCATTATCATCAACATTAACTATACTCCCAACATTCATATCTCTAATTAAAGATGAATGTCCGTCAACCTTTCTTCTATTAATCATAATTAAATCACCTTATGATGTTGCTATGACTCTAAGATCTTTAACTTTTGGCACATCACAAGTATTAATACCAAGCATTACTATTTTTATACCAAATGATGTGAATTCTGGCAATGGTGTAGTCATACCTATATCCATAGATAATTCAGTATAATCATCAGGTTCTTTAGATATTATGTTATAATACCCTTCAGGATTATCTATTAAAGTATATTGCAATTCTCTATAATTATCAGCATCAGAGTGTTTAAGTTTATAATACACATTAATATCACTACCCAACGGTATATGAACACTTAATGCAATCCTTAATGAAGTTGCTGGATTAAGTAGTGCAACTTCTTTTGTGATATATTTACAATCAGCAGAACCACCATTAGGTTCTAGTTCAGACACCCACCCATCATTTGCAATATACCCGTCTTCGTTAATATTTGATGGGATTTGATCACCATTACTGTCAATACTATATGTCGGATTATTTAATCTGTTAGATATACAAGTTGCGCTTATCCTTTGATTATCTATCATTGGTGTCAAGTAGTCGGTGGTTGACGATAATATTGCTTTATATTGTAATGATGGTTCCCCACCAAAAAAATACTCATTCTCATGTGAAAATATATTACGTGGGGTATTAAATTCTATAGCGCCCGAATCTGGCACAAATGGTGACCAACCAGTATCACGAATTCCAGGTTGTGATTGAGAATGTTGTGACGATCCTGATGTTGATTTTAAGAAGAATGAAACATCAGTTTCATCTAATATCACTCTTTGTATAGCTGGATATAAAATATCATATTTAGAATTTACATAAACTCTAGGTAAATCCTTAGTATTATTTTTAATTGGGGTAAATAATCCACTATTTGAAGGTGTATTAGAAGTCCCAACAACTAAAGTCGATCTGACTGCATCATTAATAGACTTATCAGTAGACGCATAATAATTCATTTTAGATTTTGAAACATCAATAGTAAAAGTATCCAATGATGCCTCTACAACTTCATGAACACCATTAATATCAGCACCACTAATTGCACTATTAGTATCAGTGCCTCCATATAATGTATTTGGATATAATCCAGTTATTGCAACATAATATCTATTATTATATGACATTTTATCATATAAATCGTGATTAAGCACTGTTATTATTACTTTAGAACTATCCTTTGTTATACGTATAGATGATAATCCTAAATTGGCACTAGAAGTATCATAATCATTTTCATCGACAGATGTACTATTATACGTAACTATGGATGTGTTATTAATATCAAATTTAGCACGATATACTCTAAATTTAAGATCCTCCATTTGGTCAGCAGTCCATGTAGATGCATTCTGAGATTTAAAAAATACACCAGCGTATGGTTGTTCAGATATAATACCTTTACCGTCTAAAGATTCTTCACCTAATCTAGAAACATAACATCTATAATCTTGGGTGTCCGCTAAGATAACTATACAATATTCTACTCCACTTTTAAGATGAAATGGATATTTGAAAGTAAAAATACTTTCAGCCGTACCATCATCAGATACCGTGATATCACGTGGGTGTAATTGAGTTTCTGCCATAACTATTTGTCCAGGAAATCCAGCAAGAGTATTACGAATTTGTACTCTAGCTTTAATTTGGGGACTACCTGGTTGTGGTTTAGTTGCAAAATATAGTCCAACGCGTGATATAAAAAATCCATCTGTTGGTTTTATTTCTAATGTTTGAGCCAACGGATCATACCAACCAGTTGTAGAAATCATTTTTCTTCCTAAACTAGTTGAGTCCAAATAACTGGCATCAACAGTCCCCATATCTTTACTTTCAAAGGTGGCAGAACGAACATTCACAACAGTTTCTTCTTGATGTTCTAAAATACCCCTTGCAGTATATTCTGTCTCACATGACGTTCCGGCATCTGCCGAATTATTAATTTGATCGGTTAATCTAAATACTCTATCACCAGTTCTAAATCTCAAACTCTCAGAATTTGGTATAGTAAATATACCATTAACACTACCTTCATTAGTTGTTGTGATAGCACCAGAACCACCATCAATCCAAGAATTGGATTTATATTTTCCGAGTCTAAAAGTTTCTCCAGGTTTTAATGACATAGACAAAAACATTTCTTCATCATCTACAAACGACTTAGGATCTAAATTATTAGTAACCGTATACACAATTTCATCGGGAACACCATCCCAAGCAATATCTACTATTCGGACAGTATGACTTGAAGTTGACCCTGTTATATATGTTTTAGGATCATCCTTTAAAAATCCAGCATTAACTGGATCATTTACAGCAGACTCTGCCGATGGTTGTCCAGTTAATGCATCAACCGTATCATGTAATATCATTTGAGAAGGAGTACTACAATATGCTGTTACATTTTCTCCATCAAAAAAAGCATACAACTTCGTATTTGGTTTCATAGTATCTGCTGTAAATTTAACAATACGAGATCGTATAAATGGTACAAACTCTGTGCTAACTACACGTTTACCATATCGTTCTTGGTATTTCTTTTCATGTATAGAATTAAACTTAACAGATTTGTGTGCCTTTACCTGTTGTATCTCAGTAACATCCGCATATGTATCATATCTTATTGACATTATTGTTTCCTTATTTTTATATAACTATAATTAATTTATAATTAACATTAACTGTGTAGTTTTACTGTAGTGACATTACTATTCACGGTAGTTAAAGTAGTGCGACTCTCTTCTTCAACTTCACCATATACTGTACCTAATGCACCTGATATTTCTGCCAATTCTTTAAATGTGGAATATTCATCACGATCTATTTTAAGATCTGGGTTAGTTACAACGTCACGCCAATCATCATTAGGTGGCTTTAATTCAACCGAACCTCTAAACGTAAATACGGCATAAGGATTAACATTAACAGTTTTAGAACATTTTGGTTGATCAATTACTAATTCATGTGTATATGGTAACATAACAACATCATCCAAACATACAAACCCTTCAGATTCACTTGGGTTAAATGTCATATTAACATTTTTCTCATTGAATTTAGGTCTTAACTCAGAAGTTCTCATATCAATAGAACACTGATAATCCGGATCTAAAATATCTCCAATATTATGTCCATCAAATGGTTCAACTAAAAATCCATTTTTAAATCTATTATTACCATTAACATCTAGTATTTCCATATCAGAAGTATTTTTTTCTAATAAAGATAAACTCGTATAATATTCTAAAGTACTAACTCGTTGGTCAATTTTACCAATGTCTCGCATAGTATATCGTCTATTATCAATCATTGTTTTAATAACATCACCACTTGACGATGTAAACGGTAAAGCAAGTAATTCATATAAAACCATACCATCATCTGGCGTTTCTGGTAACAATGGATCTATTGCAGATATTCCGTAAGCAACTTTAAAAAATCCATTTTTAGTTAAATATAATAAATCCCTTCTTGGTAAATATACTCTATAATCTGTTATTATATCAGAATTATTTAATGGATAATCTATCTTTTGTGTAGATATATCATTACTTAACAATACTCTATTCGTGATTTTTCCAGCTGTTGCCGCGGGTCTAAAATCAAAATATGAAGACAATTTCTGTTTTCTATAAGTCGGAACATCATCATATTCGACATTAGTATACGAGTCAACTATTGCAAATGATCCAGAACTATGTTCAAAAAAAGAATACACAACTATCATTCTACCAATACAAGGGTCATAACCACGTTTTACATTTAAATATCCCAAATTAATAACTTCATTCCGTTGTCCGTCATCTAAATTATAAGAATCTGTAATATCATATAATGGTAATGGGGATGTACTGTCATCTGTCCAATCCATAGAATTATTATTCGCCAAAAAACGTTCTTCCATTTCTTCATAAAATGGAGATAATTCACCAGTAGCACTAGGACTATATGCCCAAGGGTTAAGTCCAGTTTTTTCAAAATAATTAAAAGCATCAGAAGCATACTGTAATTGTTCAACCGACATACTATTAATTAATTCAGTTTCATTATCTAAATTTATTCTATATACAAGATTATCAATATTTACAGTATCATATATTCTATCCACCTCACATATATCAGAATGTTTTAATTGTACATTTTTCATAGTATATTCACCACGATACTCAACCGGTGATACAGCATCATACATAATACCAGAGCTCGTAGTATAAGTTGTTGAATTAGTTTTAATCATATCAAGATTAAACGATGCGGCAATAGCCGAAGATACGTCAGAATTACCTGACCCCAAATTGGTTACTGAAAACCCATCTATACCATCACCCTTATTATCAACCAATGAATATGGTAACTCAATAACATTATAAACTTTTCGTTTAAGTTTCTCTACCGCTTCCGTTTTCACTATAGGAATATATATATCAATTGTCGCATCATTCCAATCTGTCGGGTTGGATATATCCACAGTTCTATAATTATTAGAAAATGTCACCATCGATGACGTTATTTTATGAACTACTCCCAAAAGTCCGGTACTGCTATTGGTATATGAAAAATAATAACGCTCATCAAATGCCATGAATTTTTCAAAGGAGTTATCACTTAAAGTTAAAGTGATAGAACCATTTGCAACTGATGTATTTGAATATAATCTAAGAAATTTATATGAAGTATCAATGGAAACACTACCAGTAACTTCATCAACATGTCTTACAGTTTTTATATAAGAACTCTCTAATGGTATTAATGAACCAGAACCAGATATATCTATAATTGATTTAGATGTTATTATTCCACCAGTATCACGTTTTATAAGATCTGATATAGTCCCCGAATTACTCACCCAATCACCACCAGAACCAATATATTCGACCGAACCTATATTATCACCAACATTAAACATATTAGTATTAACTGTTTCTCCTGTACTATATTCAGAACTACCCAAATGTTTGATAATAATATTACCAGAATCTGAATAATAAATATTTCCAACCGTTTTATTATTAAGACCAAACTTCTTATACGCTATGGCTTTATTTTCAACATCAATAGACCCAACACCATTACTAACAATATTATAAGATACTAATGTTGATGCACTAAATGTCCATGTACCAACTATAGAAAGTCGAGAAGATACTGATCTAATATGTTCACTAGTATACTTATTACCATTTAAGTCTGAACCATATTGAATATTAGAAATAAATAATTTAAATATAGCACTTCTCTCATCGGATGTAGTTGGCCTAGTTCTAGAATGAGATAATCCATTAGCAATACTACCACTACTAGATAAATATTCAAATCCCTTAACCCATGCACTTGCAACTACACGCACCCCTAAAGTATTTCCATTACTAGTAGAACCATCCGATAATTTGTTAGTCGAATTATATACACTATACCACCATTCCGAATCACCATGAATTCTAGTATTGGTATGTAATGTATTTGTGAATGCGTTACCGACATCGAAATCGGTTTTGGTTACATAAAATTGGCAATCTTTATCCAATATTGGAGTATTATAAAAATTAACTTTAGTTCCAACTTCAGGTACGCCAGATACATCCGATATATATATAAAAGATCCAAGTCCAGTATTAATATATTCATTATTCCGTTGTACACTGTCTAATGCCTTTTTATATGGTATATACTTTGTATTCCTACTTCTAATATTCCACCCAAAAACATAAGCATTACCTCTCTCAATACCAAGTGATAAATGCTCATCAAAAACATCCATCATATCGTCATGAGTTTTACCTGGATAAAATATTGTATTATCTATTTCTAAGTTTTGATCAGGATAATTGGTTTTATCCTGTAATGATACATTATGAATTAATGGTACATCATTAATACCATCAAATAATTTAGTATTAATAAAATTATCAATTACAAACTTTTCTGCCAATAATGGGTCAATGAATTTTAAAGAATCAATATTGACAACACCTCTATTAGTATTTTTATTAAAATATTCTCTAACATCCAATCCAAATGGTGACACCGTATAATGTCCAGATTCTTCATATGTACGTCTAGCTAATATTTCCATCCAATTAAACATACCGTTGTCGCGGTCTATTAACTCTTCAACTCCATTTTTAACTCCCAACAACTGAATAAAATTCTCTGTTAAATTCTCATCATAAGGTAGTGTTGTAAATAATAAATTCACTTTATATCTATCAGCACCTGGCGAATTATAATTGGTTGTTCCCTGTGCATTATCAAATAACGAACTATCGTCATATACTGATACTATTTCTTCCTGTAAAAATAACCCAATCTTATATGATGGTTTATCTGAATACCTATCCAACGATATAGACTGGCTAAAAACATTTACTAAATTACCGTCAATATAATAAATACCATTATCTATATGTGCAATAGACCCCAACCCAATAGATGGGGCGTGTGATGGTATGTCAATGGGTATTTCACACTGGTATGCCGATAATGGTATTGTTGTTGGTCTTCCATCATCATCTAAAACAAAACCATCAACCGTATTTAATATATCCCCTATAGAATATGACACATCACCAGAATCGTTATTAGAACCTGTTCTGTATTTTATAAAAAGTGTATCGGTCATATTATCATCATCCAAAATTGATGATTCTACGTGAATAACCGTGGCCAAAATACCTATTGTACTTATAATATCTCTACCAACAAAATCTGACACCTCATTATATGATAACCCAACTGACCGAATTATCTTTATATACGAGATTCCAATATCCATAGAAGTTCCACCTGGAACTACCATTGCCCCATTTTTATAAAACGAATCGGATAAATTTGAAATTTGTTTTTGTAAAATCGACTGTATCTGTGTCAATTCCCTAGCCTGCACACTATATCCAGGTTTAAATAATATTTTCAAAAAACCTTTATCATTATCAAAATCATCATGATATGGAGTAGTATTTAAATTTATAGTCATAATTTGATTCTCATTGTTATCTATGTATTAAGTTAATATTTATTAGAATTCAAATACAACTTTTATATCTTCTATTTGATCTATAGCACGTGACACCGGCTGTCTATTCTCAATATATAATACTTTACCTCGTCCACGTTTTACGTCAAATAACTTCTCATTAGTAGTTTCATAATTAGGATGATTTGGTCCTCTATACATTTCATTTTGTGCAATCATATTATTATAAGAATTTATAGGATCACTTATAATACTAACCTGTCTAAACACCGACTCATTACCAGATACTGGGAAAAATGGAATAGTTTTAGAAACATTTAAATCGTCCTCTAACGTTGCCTGTTCATCATACTCTAGTTTTAAAGAAATCATACCATAATATGCCCCCAACTCTTCGACAGCATTAAACCCATGTCCGTGTAGAGGTGATATGATTGGTCTAACTTTGCACTCAACAAACCCCGGAGCATTCTCAGTAACATTACCTGCCCCTAATGAGACATTACCATCACCATAAGTATAGTCAATACCTTTATTTAATATTACCACCCTATCAACTTCATTAGTAGTAATACGTGCGTATCCAGAAAATCCAGTTCCATCACCGGTTACAATAACAGAAGGTGCTATAATTATCGACTGTATAGTTCCCAACTCCGCAGTTGTAAACGTGAACGGTGTTTCTACACTCCATGTGAGATTCCCACCACTCGATACATTATCAATACCAGCATTAGTAGTATGTAATACTCTAAATGCCCCTGAATCAACAGAAGAGGTGGTTTGAATATATATAGAATATCCAGTAAAATCAACCCCGTCAACGACACTTGCTGGTAATGAACCACTACCAGTATTTAATGAGGAAAGAATTGAAGAAGTTAGGGTGGTCACTATTATATTGTCATTATATCCATACCCACTAGATTGTGTTGTATCTAATACATCAGGGTCACTACCGTCATCTGGTAATACTCTAACCCAATCAATTCGTCCAGAATTTAAAGATGACTGTGCATTTTCTTTTATTTGCCACTGTGTATAATCTGCCGTATTTATTGAACCAGGATCTGATGATATAAATTTAACAGGCATATAATCTTTTGTTAAAAATTGAATAGCATCTAACATAAAGATAGAATACATATATTTCCAAACGTAACCATCCGCAGTTTCAAATGGTTCATCTACCAAAGACCCACTAGGGGATATGGTTGACGGCACTTTAGTGACACCGGTTGTCCCATTCCACTTAGAATTATTAAGACACTTATATACAGAATATTGATTATCAGTACCAACCAACACATATCCATTAGGAATAATAGATTCACTTCTAGTATTATCATACATTTCATATACAGTACCAGATGTCCAATCTATCCTTGGGGCAGATAATGTTATACTGTCAGGGTTAACACGTTTTAAAGATGTTAAATTAGATAGTATATCAAACGAACCAGAAACCGAATCATCTGGGGTTGGGGGGTTGGCATCATCCCACCATTGTGAAGACTTACCTATTCCTAAATAAATATTATTATAGTGTGATTGTGTATAATATAACCAATTATTTGTAACTCCTGTTGCATGTGTAGGTGCAATATCCACCGGAATATCATCTATTGCAATATAAAGTCGTTTCTGATGTAATACTGTATCACCACTGTTATAGATGGTGGCAGCTCTCCATTGAGGAGCATTCAATTTTATAGATTCTATAAATTGTTGTGCATTAAATATTCTTAATTTATTTGTTATAATCGCCGACATAATTATTCCTTTATATTCGTATTTTAATTTAATCTCTTAGTTCTTTTATCATATTTAAATCATTGACCTTCCAAGTAGACCGTGGGATGGTATCTTTGGTATATATTGTCATTATTGATTCATGTCCAACATTCACTCTCTCATGACTATAATTAGTTATATCATTTATCTTATAGTTTAAAAAATCATTATCCTTAAACCACTGTGGTGTATTGTAAAATTTCATACGTTCTATTGATTTATATGTCATACCAGATATCTTATTATATTTAGTATCCGTATCTTCTTCAGTTACAATCAATATTTTAGGCAATATATCTATCTCTGAATCTAATACCGCATGATAATTACGTTCATATAAAGATTCTATTATCTCTATAGTAGACGATGGCCAGACATGATCACCATAATCAGTTATACCTAAATTCTTATTGAAATAATGGTTGAATTCCTCAATTCTCATCATAGGAGTTATTATATTCTCTACAATAACTGGATATTTTTCTATATCAGCACCATGTCTCAAAACCTTCATGACATCTTTTATTGTAGTCTCACCGTCATTATCAATATCCCACCTAGCAACTCCATTAACTTCTGACATCAAGAAATTTTTAAGTTTCTTAATTCTTGGTGGATTATGAACTATATCAGTTACTATTTCAAATGCAATATCGTGTACCAGTTCACTAATATCTACTGTATCATATTTATAATTAAATTGTTTTAAATTATAATAAGTCCACAACGTCTCATCTATAAATCTATCAGATATATCAACTATGGATTTAATAACATTTGTCTTATTGTACGTATATTGTCTAGGTGTCGTCCCATCTATGACACCACTAACTTTATAATTAGTATACGGTGACACTAACACTTCATCAACATTAGTATATCTATATTTCATGAGTTGTTTATACTCAGTCCCAGATCTAAATCTGAACTTCGTCCTCTCTAACGACTTAGTAGATACTCCTAATGTTGGTATTTGATGCAACCTCTTATTCAACCTTATCACAAACTTATCATCCCTCGCATCACCACCATTTGCGACAGAACCTACCCAATTATTTGATTGCGACTCCACGTTACCCCTAGAGATACTATCCCATCGTATCTCTACAACATTCGGATAATCTGACTTAATCTCAGAAACAACACCATCCCGCGGTCCTTCCCCATCTGGTATTTCCCCCATAGATATAACATAATCCACACCCAGAATAACATACCCATCCATAAATTTTACAGAAGAAACACGGAACTTACCCCAATTATAACTACTATCATAATATTTAAATACGTCTCGTCGTTTATAAATAACAAAATATGACCCGATAATATTATGATTTTTAAAATAAGATAACATGGATTTTTCAAACATGTCTTTGTCGTTAAGAGCAACGAAAGTGATTGCCGACCATGGGTCACTATCAACAACTGGGGTTTGTCCAACGTCAGAAAGGTTAATATCTTTATACAACCCATACCTACCACCGCCAGAATCAACAGTTGACCACATGGTTATCTCATCGCTTGCCAAATGATCTGGATCAACTATATCAACACCATCCACGGTTGTATAATGTGTATGTGACGTATCACTTTCTAAATATTGTGTGGTATCCTGAACCCCTGTCATTGGTTCATCACCAAATTGTAAATTATCATAATACATAATGTCGTGATGTGCTGCTCCCAATACATCATTAATATCAATTAATCCATCTGACATTTCTAATAAATTAGTATCACTGTTGACTGTTATGTTTCTAGTCCATTTCCCTGCAGCATCCATATTATCAACTGTCAATTCTACATTTTTAACTATTTCATATAATATATCACTTGACGCTATTGTAATATCCTTTCTATCTACAACTTCCGCCTCCAAAACAAATTCACCAAACATCATCATTCCTGCAGGATGAAGTATTTGTTTAACAACATCACGCCATTTATCAATTACAACACCACACCTCAATACATAAGAATAATCTTGCCACAACAACCCATCATGAATTCTATCATCTGATGACGGATACCCTTTGCGATTACTAAAATATCCTTCTCTCACACATAACGGTCCTGTTTTAACATTTATAACCGCTTTACCATTACCAATCGTAGATAAGTCAAATGTTGGTGGAATGTCATATCCAATACCAAAATCAGTATATAATGAATGTTTAATACTTAAAACACTAACATTTTTCACAGAACCGATATTACTACCAATGGTTTTAAGTATAGCACCAGATCCAACTGACTGATAATCATCAGTCCAATTCGAAACATATGCACTAGGTAACGATTGATATCCATATCCACCATAAATAACTTTAACTTTAGTTATAGACCCCCTTGACTTATTATTAAATACTATCTTCATAGTATGCCAGTCAGGTAAGGTATATGCAATCAATGACGTATTATTAACAAAATCACCATTAAAAGACCGTTTCCATAACGTCAATATATTATTATCAATTTCCCACTCATCATCTTCAAGAGTAACATTAGTCCTAATAGGATTCATATCCCAATATTTTATATTACTAACAGACCCACCAACATTATAATCTTCAAATCGTTTTCCAACCGATACCCTAAATGTGGCATATATACCATTACATAAATCAGTTACTGGAGGAATACCAGAAACAATAGAAGTACTGTTAGGTGCATTATCCCAATCTATATTACCACCAATAATAAAAGCATCCTCTACATATGTTAACTCATAATTTGCAAAATATCTATCAAATTCCTGAATTAACAACATTGGTGAAATTATTAATTCATGTAAATATCGTAAATGTTTATAAGATACCTTATGTTTTAATAAATCAATTACATCTGATATAGACGTACTACCATCAAAATTAATATCACTTCTTTTATAAGTATTACTGTCAATTGGATTGGTGACATCTTCTTGTAAAAAATTATATAAATCAACATCATTCTGTGCAGAACCAACTAAAATACCACCCAATTCATGGGATACTGCCTCCAAAGCTTCGCCCCACCCATATATCATATCATTATGATTTTTAGCAAATGGTGCAGAAGTTATAGCGAATGGAGTAAATGACTGTTCAAAGGTTGCTGATGTTGCAACCCCATTAATATGCAAACTACATTTATTAGTATTCATATTAATATAACAAGATAGATGCATCCAATCATCAGGTGAAACATTAACGTTAGCATAATCTATAACAGGAATGTTAGTGGCATTAAATATAATACTACCACCACTCGCATCATTTACTTCCAATCTAAACCACAACCCATCAATATCAGTAGTATTCTCAGCACATTCTTGCCATAATACTATCTTATTTGTATGTGGTGTATCAAAAAGAGAACATAATGAAAATAAAGTACATTGTGTTGGGTAATAATTATTCGTAGACCCCGCGATATATATTTTAGTAGGTTTATACCAAAAGTCTATAGTAAAATCGTCAGGATAAAGATCAGCTGGGGAATTATTACATTTAGATAATGACTCTCCAAGTCCTTTGACATACAAATATCCATTTTCAAAAGATAAAGTAGTCTGATCACCAAACACATGAGAATCCAATCCGGTTGGATTTATATATGAACCACTATTATTAGAAATACATTCATTTTTATTTAAAGTATATTCTTGAGAAAATGACGTACCATTGGGATCTTCAATATGACATAACCCATCACGATTACCATGATTTGTCACATATGAACCAACCTTTTGCAAATCAAACATATTCATATGATTAGAATATGCAACACCAGAATCTTCATTAAAATCTAATAACAATAAGTTGGAATTATAATGTATGTCTATATTAGTAATAACAATAGACGTATAGTATGAATAGGATATATCCCACACAGGACTACCAGATATATCGGATATATCAAATTGTGCAAATCTACCAGCTGCAAGTGATGGGTCTTGTATCCACTCCCCAGAATATTCAGTAACCGGTGACGAACATTTTTCTATTTTAGCTATAGCACCAGACCCGAATGTTCCATCTTCTATAAATGATATCAATTCCCCCTCTATGTAATCATCACCACCTTCTACAACCTCCACCCCACTAACGTTACCGTTACTTATATCACTAATATAACTACTAAATCCCTGCCCACTTCCACTGTCAGATATATATATATCCAATAATCTATTCATGGGATAATTCGAACCACCGTTAAGTATGTCAACACCAATAGCACATTCGTAAAGTTGTTCAATGTGAGTTTGTAACTTTTCATCACCACCTAAAGAATATACCATAACTGTTTCTTTACTAAAAAATTCTCCATGTTGTATATTAGATAAGAAATACTCAATGGCATATAATCCGTTTATATTATGTGTTACATATCTATCAACGGTTGCCGTAGTACCACTAACTACACCTACAACATCAACTGGATTATAATTCACATTATTATAGTTAGTCATAACCCCATCGGCATCCCTATAAGGAACGCAACGTATACTTGTATCAGACACCCATATATTATTACTTGGTTTAAATAAATGATTTTTGGGATAGAAAAAATTCACATCTTTATTATAAAATGCATGAAATATAAATTCGTATGATTTCTCTGAACCTTTATTTCTATAAAACTCTTTCATAAACTTAAGAAATTGTTTCTTATTACTATAGCTAGCCTTCACCGGCATTGTAGTCTCATCAGTGGAAGCCGACTCTTCACTAAAATATTCTCTATTAACTGTATACTCGACTTTAAATACTACTTGTGACTTAAGAGTAACAATATCATTTCCATTTAAAAACCTGAGAGTATTGCCATCTACTATATAATTACTATCGTCTAAAAGTTGATAATCGGTACTACCATGATATTGAAGAATTTTAATCGTTAAACTGATAAAAGAATATAAGGAATTCTCAACCTTAATACGTAGAGTTACGGAATTATTTAATTTACTTCTAACCTCATATGGTATAACTAAACGTGGATCATTCAACTCATTTGTAGTAAAATTCAACCATGTAGATCCATTATCAAATGAAGCATATACAACACTCGTTCCACCCCCACTACCAATTATACTGTCTGGTTGAATTTTAAAAACATTACCATAACTTATAACTATTCCAGTATCATACTCAAAATCACTTTGTGGTGAACCCGGGTTCGTATGTGATATTACTACAGTTCCTGTCAAATATCCAGAAAGAAAATTAATTTCAGCAGGAGTCTCGTTAGTATAACCAGAACCACCATATCCTATACTATAACTATTAACCCCACCATCTACTACCGTCATTATTACTTGTCCGTTATTATCCCCACCATTAACGTCCACATAATATACCCCATCGGTTAAAAAATAACCATTATATCCATCGGTAAAAATAGTATCAATTGATCCATTTAGATTATATGTAAAATATGATTTTGGTGCTATGGCATAATCAGTATGCATACCATATCCATTCTCATCTTGCACATTAAAAAAATCTACATCAGTCATTTTAATATCAGTATACCCATCACCACCACTTCCAAGTATAGTAACTGATGTTATATACGAGTTCTCTACTTTAATTGATAAAACACCACCCTTATTAGTATCAACATTAACATAAAATATACCATCTGTCCATCCACTAGATTCTCCATCATATATAACATCAGTTATACTACCTTTTTGTAATATTAAACTCTTACTATCGTCTGATGGATCAACTATCGTCGTTTTATCTATTTCAAAGATAAATTCTGGCAACTCTATAACTTTATAATTAGGATTAAATGACAACGATTTAAGTATATCATCACGATCCATCGTTATTCTATTGTTATAATCAGATATTTCACTATATGTACTTGATGTATCTGAAATTTGATTACTTAATACACCAACATCTATAAAATCATAACTATTAACATACACCTTAATAAGTTTAACTTTAACTTTAACATCTAAGTCCTCATAATATGATGGTTCATAATATGATAAATCATATATTGACACCACACCATTTGATATGAAATTATCTGCCTCATATGTTATTTTATTAAATGTTCGATTAGATGAAGATGATATATTCTTTGGAGACACTTCATCTCTAAATCGTTGTAAAGATACTACATCGGGTATTGTTGATGCCAATTCAGATTTAAATTGATCGATAAATATATCTATAGTATAATCTATATCTGAAAATTCAGTAATACGTGATAGCAAGTCAATTTGTCCATATTCACGTTCCATCCACTCATAATACAATTCTAGGAATTGTATAAAATTATCATACTCACCATTATCTACCGACATCCACATCGGCAACTGTGTTCTAATACCCTCCGATATATGATTTATAAAGTTCATTTTTTTCATAATATCTTAACAGAATGTACACTGTTATCTAACGTATATATCTCATTAGACTTTGCTCTAACATTCAATGTAATCACATCAATATATAATATTTGATTTTCCTTGGCATAAATATCAGGTGATTCTAATACACAAGTAATAGTTATATCAGTTACATCTTCTTCTTTCTGTAATATAATATCTCGGATAGTTACTATACCAGTATCATAATCAATATCAGATATCACAAATGGATTATCATACCTATTCCCCTCACCATCATGAGTATATGCCACTAACTTACCCACCCTATCATCTGAAAATAAATATTCCCTATCGTCACCGATCAACTTAAATTTAGTAGATGTTATAGTACCACGTTTAATCCTATTAGAAAACTTAGATACATAACTAATTTTAGATTCATGAATTTCATGTGAAATTGATACAGACACAGTTGTGACATTATTGGATATTGAATGATGAGTGTCATCTATAATAGATAGAAACCTAGAATATCTAAAGTAGTCTCCGAAACTATTCAACACATCATTTGAGTATTCCATTATATTAGTACTAACCATTTCCACTATATCAGGCTCCGATAATATAGTAGAATGTATATCATATTTAACTAATGTATTGATATTAATTTTAATATATGTCGGACTCATTAACATAGGCACTATGCCAATTACTGAATGATTTCTCTTTAATTTAAATTCTATATTATCACGTTCATGGTCTGATAGGTATAAAGAATTCTTTGGTTTTATTGATACTAAAACCTTACCATACATGGGTGGTACATTTTCTTCACCACCCCAAACATTAATAGAATCTATATTTGGATATATTTGTCGTAATATTTCTCTATAATCCTCAGAAGTAACTGCACGCCGTTGTGTAGAAAACTCTCTGGGAGCTGAATGTTTAATAGTCTTTATATCATCCTTATCATACCCACCCCAAGTCTTACCAACTACTGATGCTGAAATGGATGGAGCAGTAACGTGTTGTGGTGGTGTAACCCAATTCATATCACCAGATTTATTATTGGCGATACTACCCAAACAGTTAATATATTTAACATTTACAATAGACCCAGTTGGTATATATTTACCTAATATACCATCACCGAAATATATTTCATACTGTTCATTATATGATTCCTGTAAAAAATAAACCTTGGACTCAGAATCCAATTTCATATTATCATCTTCCAATGTATATATATTTGACTCAATTGAGGTTTCATTAGGTCTAACCGTAACTACCATACTTGTCGTGTCAATGTCTTGATTAGATATAAGATGATGCTGATTAATATCTTCATTATTAATAATAAAAACTTCTTCTACCGGATTACCCTGAACCAATACCATATTATCTAATCTATATACATAATAATCATGTGGTGCCTCATACATTATATCAATATCCTTCTTAGCATATTGTACATACTTAGGAGTATAATAATGAATATTACCCTTTCCCGTATTAGAATTTAAAGTAAATACATCACTAGTACTAATTGGGAATTTATTATTAATAATCTTCTTGAGATTGCCATTAATATCCAGAACCTCATCAGAAATAAACATACTATCTGTAGTTAAATCATCTATCACCGATGCCTTTATTTTAAAAACTAAATCAACAATAGCAGTTGCACTCTTATTCGATTTCGGCATATATCCAAGTAATTTACTTTTAGATACTACATTCTCTCTAAGTTTAGCAGTATCTAAAAACATTTCATTAGCTACCATGTTTAAATAAAATGCCTGGTGATGGGTATTATATGCCAACAAATCTATTAACGTATTTAACCCAGATCCCTCAAAATCATATGAGTTAAATGTTTGATCCGGATGACTCTTCATATAATTAATTATACTTGATTTTATATTATCAAAGTCTAATTCTGTAAGTTTTATATTTGACATAATGGTTACTTTATTCTCTCTATTGGAAATGTAAAACGTATTACGTGATCGGATGTCGGGATGACATATGCTATTGTAATATTTATAATATGTTTATTATTCTGAAACTTCCCCTCATCAAGCGATACATCAACAATATCCGCACGTCTTTCATATCGTGATACTAATTCACGTATAATGTCAGATACATGCGACATTAAAGAAATATCATCTATATTCTCAAATAATTGACTATACACATTACCACCGAAATTGATATCAAATGGTCTTTCATATATATTGGTTAATAATATATTCCTTAATGATTGATTTATTGATGGATGTGAAGTCATATGGGTTATGTCATTATTAGATATACCCTTTTCATTTAAATCAGTTTCCCAATCAGTCAGTCCGTTATTCATAACAGATTCCCACTTTCTGAATTTTAAATCAATATCATAATATTGGAATTTTTTGTCATATCGTTTATTCATATAATTAACTACTTTACTAGTTTAAATTGATTTTCGGTGCAGTTTTTTTCATATTCCCACCGCTGTTAGTTGTATGTGACCCACCAACCTTTGCATCCCACGATCCGTTTACTTTTATTTTAACAGAACCATTAACATATATATTAAGATTACCAGAAACATGTAAATTCTTATTACCATATACTATTTCATAGTCATTACCAACTATTTTAGTTACTCTATCACCATTTGGATGATATTCTTCAAAAGAACCACTCTTATGATAAGTATGAATCCTTTCAGCACCTCGAGTATCATCAAACTCTTGATGATGACCTGACTCAGTGCTTAATACTTTATTATCAGGATAGGTAGGAGCGTATTTAGTTGGTGGTTCTGAAAATAAAGAATTATTAATAACTGATGATTTTTTATTTGTTACTATAGTATCAACGGAAACTTCAGTTTCCGATACAGTTGTCTCTTCTTCAATAACCCAATCCCACTTCTCAAATGACATAAAAAGATCTAATAATAATTCAGCATCCTTTAACTTACCCGCCAATACTGTGGTAAGTATATCTGAAAGTACATCATTTGATAATAACTCCCTTAAATCCTCGGTGGACATATTATCAGATGATGTCATCAGTGTCACTATACTAACACTTGACTCGTCATGCCTACCCAATGCATTACTCAATATCAAGTCATTAATATCTTTATTATCATGCAATAACTTCATAAGGTCATCAATAAACAAATCATTCATAGTCAAGTCGTTAAATATCGATAACAGTGGAGAATCAAATCCTAAACCATCATGTATATTTTTAAAATATTCTATTAATTCTATTTTAGTCGTAAAAACCTTTTTAGTAGTCGCCCCTCTAGCTAACCTATTAACATCGGATTCATTAATAACACTATTATATTGTGACGTTTCTTCTTTATATGGATATCCATCTAAATTTGGATCACCATAATCCAATTCATCCTCATCTGGTCCAGACGGTATTCCAGGAATAGTACCCATCATTATTGGGTCTTGGGCACTCTCACCATCTCTGAAAAATCCAACAACCCACGAACCCAACATAATACCAGTTGGAGATATACCAATACCACCAATTGATGCCGATGTTATTGGCATCATAGGACTCGCCCATGGTAACTTATCAGTTGGCAAAATAGAACGATTATCAGTATGTAATCCAATAACACGTACACGACACCTACCAATCATTAATGGATCATCTGTATCTTCAACAATACCATGAAACCATATGAAATTATCCATACCCATATAAGAATTCATTATAAATTTAATCCTATTCTGTCTTTAGCTACATCAATACTCATAATATATGAATCTCTAGTTATTATATGTGTTATGTTTATAATCAACCACTTACCAGCATAAATTTCATCACGAACAACCTCATTTCCAGGACGTTTTACCGGAATTTCTATTTCTAATAAGTCACCAACAGCTAGTGAAGTATTACCGGAAACTTCTATATTCATCTTTAAATTATCAAATAACTGATTACCATAATTATATTTTAAAATATTATCTGATATATTATATTTATTTAACTGATTGTGTGGAACTAACATAACATTATCAGGATAATATTTCAACATAACGTTTGGATTCTTACTCATTAATGGGTATAACCGACTCTTTATTTCTCTTTTTTTAACTTGATACTTCTCAGAATCTTCATACCACGAATGTGTTGTTTTCTTAACCTTTCTATGTACAACATCACAACTCATAACACCAGATGCATACATACCCTTGGTTATATTATCTATAACATTAAATCTGGATATAACTTTATATGATATTAATGACCTATTTTCTTCTTCTTGTTTCTTCATAGTTCCATAGCTATTAATATTCTTACCAGAACCCCGATATTTATATTTAATACTCTCATAGAAAAATGATTCAATTGACTTAAACATATATTCACGATTGTTCTCAAAAAATACATAAGATGTACTAGTATCATTATGACACCTAGAAGACAACCAATTTATACACCTAAAGGGAGTCATATTAGGTATCACTAAATCATGTTCGTCCATACTTTGCTCAACTGATATAAATTTATTTGAATCAATATCACTTTCGTTAAATATATCACTTGCGATAGAACTTCCATATCCAGATACATGTCTTGATATCTTTTCTTCAAAATTCATAGTAAAGTCAGTAGTAACCAACTGCAACACATATTCTATAGACTCGTTAACTGATTTTATATCAGTTACAGAATACACCTTCATACTCAACTTTAAAATTTCAGCACTATTAAGTTCTGACTGTAGCCATATATTCACCGTCTCCTGCCCTACTATTGGTAATGTAACTAACATATTCTCAGGATCTTGTATGATGATATCAGCATGCATAGAAGATGTAAACATACTTTCATATATTCTTACCTCCTTAAACCATTCTTTTAAATCATAAATTGTAGATGAATCATATGATATCAAGTCAAATGCCCAAAACGTATAAGCATTAAATTTAATGTTGGGAGTTGTCATAATATATTAACCATATAAATTATAAGTTTCTTGAAGTGTTAGGATAAAGTTGGTAATATGCATTGGTCGTAATAATCGTATTTTTCTATTTTTCTCATTCTGATACATCATATATTCATATTCACTCACAGGTTTAAACTCATTCCTTTTAATTTTATCATCTATAAACTTATATGTGGTTTCGGTTATATCATATTTCTCTATAATATGAGTATAATGGTGGATATTCGTATATGCATTTCTAATATCACCAAATTTTGATTTTAATCTACGGACAATCACACTAACAGGTTTAGGCCATTCATCATATATATTATTAATATCATTTAACATTAATATAACCCAATATAATGAAGGGTCATCATAATAATGAGATGATATACTTTCAGGAGTATCCGCATCTTTAACCGTGTAATCATACCAAGTATCAAATGAATTCAACCATATATCATTAATATCAACGGATGTAAATATATTTTTAACTTGTCTTGGTATACCATCATAATTAGTATATCCGTATAACATCTTCCCAGAAATATCAGTTGCATTTAACTTTAACTCTGGACGTATAAGTTCTGGCATATAAATAAACATTAATAACCCCCGTCTTCACCCATTACATCATCTGACGTAATTATTTCAAGTTCTTGTACCGATAATGTCATGATAGTGCTATAGGGGTATTCTGTATCACCCTCCATTATACCAAATACACCATCAGAACCATATGTTATATTACACGAAGTTATAACCGAATCTTTAATCCTGGGCAATTTCTCTAGACCGTTATCTATACTACCGGGTGATTTAAAGCTTATAGATATTGAATCTGGTACTGTATACCAAACATTATCAAAATTAGGATACATTCTAGCACGAAACCACTTAACAATTTTATAAACTACTTCTGCCTCATTTTTACTTTTAGGTACAAACTCAAACTCAAACTCAAATGTTCTCATGCCCACACCTTCAAATAATAACTGTTTGTTCATATTTTGTATCACCCCATGTTTTTTCTGAAAATCAGTACCAGCTTCATCGCTATCGAAAGATTGTCCCACCATGAGCCTTGCTTTTCCTTCCATAGCGTCAACCGAACCCCCAAAATCACCATGTTTATTAGTCCTCGCGGCACCAAAACTACCAGAAAACTCAGATTCTCCCCAATTGACCCCACCATTTACATTTATCACGGGAGGGATATATAAATGAACAGCAATGTTACTCTTTAATGCAGATTTTGTTATTCCTAATGATATATCATCTCCCTTATCAATCCACTGTGTTCTTTTTTTACCAGCATATTTCTCATACTGGCTTTCGACCGAGTCTTTAAACTCCAACCAAACACGAATCTGTTCTAAACCATCATCAGGTGTATGAGGACTCCCTATTGTTTCTGGATACCTTAAAAGGTCGACATTCCTTTTTTCTTGAGATTGATGGATGACATGTTCTGGCTTATCATTATTAGTTCCTGGCATCTTATGTGTCCGTTTTATAAATATAATTATGAATATTATTATTATTTATAAGTCATAACTGTTATGAAATACCACAAAGGTAGATATATACCACATAACAAACAAAAATACATTGGTGATATTACCAATATAATTTACCGTTCATCATGGGAAAGAAGATTTATGAAATATTGTGATACCAACTCATCAATAATTGAATGGTCATCAGAGGAATTATATGTACCTTATGTCTCACCCATAGACAATAAATATCACAGGTACTACCCAGATTTTATCATAAAAGTAAAATCTAAAAAATCAACAAAAATAATAATGATAGAAATAAAACCGTCAAGTCAAACAAAAAGACCAGAGAAGGGTAGGAAAAAAAATACTACATACTTGTCCGAAATAAGAACATGGACAATAAATACTTCCAAATGGAAACACGCCCTTAAGTACTGTGCAAAGAAAAACTGGGAATTCAAAATTTTAACTGAAGAACATATATTATAATGCAAAATTTTAAACAACTACTCAACCGCCTGTCTTCAACGGGTATAAAGGCGAACACAACTAAGTCACGCGAGTGGTTTAGAAAAAAAGTAAGACAATCTGGAATAAACAGAAAGTCGTTAATGATGGACAAGGATCGGTTTTCGTCAAGAATAACTGTAGGGAAAATGTATTGTTACTACTATAACCCCAAGCACGCTAAAACCCTACCCTATTACGACGAGTTCCCACTAATATTTGTCGTTGAGATAAATAAGGGAGGGTTCTTGGGGATAAACCTCCACTACGTTTCTCCGAGGGACAGACTTTTGATTATGGAATCACTATCAACAATTGTGAACGACAAACGGTATGGGAAAAATGCAAAGTTAGCTTTATCTTATTCGGTATTACAAAAGATATCTAAATATAATATAATAAAACCCTGCTTAAAGCGGTATCTGGTTAGTCATGTTAGAAGCAACTTTATGCAAATAGACGCAAACGAATGGGATATTGCAATCTTTCTACCAGTACAGAAATTTAAAAAATCATCTCCATCAAAAATATGGAATAGAAATTAAAGGTAAACATAATGTCAGATTTCTCTATAACTAACTTTAGGTCAAATATCAATCGTTCTGGTCTATCGTTTTCTAACAGATATACCATAACTATTGCTCCAAAAGGATCACTGTCCGAAGAAATATCATCTCCACTATTCAGTTACCGTGAAGATATACGTCATATGTCATTACGCATAGACTCATTCGAATTACCAGGAAAATCTCTCTCAACAAAAGAAGTGAAACATTACGGACCATTTAAAAAAATACCATATGCAATGACATATGAAGATCTTCAAGTTAATATACTATTATCACAAAACATGATTGAACGTAATATAATTTCAGATTGGATGGACTATATATATAATTACAATTCATCAAAATTAAGATATTTCGATGATTATGTTACTGAAATATGGGTCACCACACTTAACAATCAGAATGAAAAAATACATATAGTTAAATTCGTAGATGCATATCCTACAGGAATAGGAGAAATTTCATACTCCTATTCCAATGCAGAGGCAAGTACAATACCAATAACATTTGCATATAGGAAGTGGATAAAAATTCCAGTTAACTCAACATCTACACATAATAAAGTTAATAAGTCTCGTTCCGGAAAGATCATTTCTGAAGTAAATAATAAAGCAACTCCACAAAAACAAGATGCACAAAACCAAGATGCACATATACCTGATTAAATAGTGGCAGATTTAGATTTAAAACCTATTCATTGAAAACAATAATATCAATTAAACAACAAGGATAAAAAATAATTATGACTTTACCTACTATAGTAACACCGACATATAAATTAATAATACCATCTACTAACAAACCAATAAAATATAGACCATTTCTAGTAAAAGAAGAAAAATTGTTATTAATGGCAAAAGAGACCGATTCAATTGTAGATAATATTGAAACTATAAAACAAATAATTGAAAACTGCATACTGTCAAATATAAATGTAAATAACCTATCTACATTTGACATAGAATATATATTCATTCAATTACGTTCAAAATCAGTAGGTAATATAATTATTTTAAATTATGAACACGATTGTCCAAATAATGAAGATCAAAAACAAATAAAATTTAATGTTGACTTAGATAAGGTAACTATAGAAAATAATAACACAAATAATATCATCAAAATTAATGATGATATCTCTGTCGCACTAAGATACCCAACGTTTAATACATTAGAAAGTATAGACGTAACTAATAATATCATTTCTGATATCAATATACTTGCCAAATCTATAGACTATATCACTGATGGAAATACAAAACACGAATCGGTAGATTATACTCATGATGATATTATTGACTTTTTGGAAGCATTAACATCAAAACAAATTAAAGATATATACCGTTTTTTTGATAATATACCAACAACAGAATTTAATACAAATATAAAATGTCAAAGTTGTGACTTTAATAAAGACATAAAAATTACAGGCATTACTGATTTTTTCGTATAAGTTTATATTATGATAATCTATTAAACCATTATAAAACAAATTTCTCATTAATGCAATATCATAAATATAATTTAACTGAATTAGAAAATATGATACCATATGAAAGAGACATATATATAACGTTATTAATAGAATATTTACGTGATTTAGAGAAACAAAAAAAAATGATAAGAAAATGAATATACCAACTAAAATAATAGAGATATCAAAGTCAATAGATTCACTTAGAATATTCCCAAGAATATTTATATCTGTTTATATGATATTGTTATATGATGCAATTCAATGGTTTATGTCGTTGAATGCACCAACTCCAGAACAGACTACACTTATATCAGTAATTACTGGTATAGGTGCAGCTTGGTTTGGACTATACATCGGATCAGGCAATAAAAAATAAAGAGATAACATATGACTACATTAAATGATATAACTGGTAGATTACAAGAAGAAAATACGGATAAGTTATTACTCTCCTTACAAGATAAGTTATTAAAAATACAAAATAATATAGACTCAGACTCTGGAAAATTCTTTCTCAAAGAATTAGAAGATATTATAGATAAATCTGACACAAAATCTCAAAAAGGACTAAACAAATTAAATAATAAATTAACTAATTTAAATAGTTCCATAGTCAAATCAAATTCACTTAATGAATCAGAGAAAAACACATTTAGAAGCGCCATATCAGAACAAAGTACTATAGTTGAAGACAACACAACACTTGCTTCTAAAATTAAAAATATCGTATCAAATAAAAAAGATGAAATCGCAGATAAAGGATTAAATGCTGATATATCTGGTGCTGTAATGGCAGTAACAGGTTCACCCGCATTTGGTTTAGCTGCGGGATTTATTCAAGATAAAGTAACAGACAGAATTAAAGAAAATGTCGAAAATGAACGTGAAAGAAAAGAACAAGAATCTAGAATAAAACAACATGAAGAATTAAAATCGAAAGAATTCGAATTCTTAAGAACACAAGTATCTGAACAAGACGTAAAGGAAAAATTTAATCTCACTGAAAATGACATACAAAATAAAGCAACAGAAAACAATACAACATATGAAGAGTATTTAAATTCATTAAAAGATTCTATTATAGAACAATCGTCTCAAAATAAAAAAATAAAAGAACAAAATGAAGAAATAAAACAAGAAGAAGATTCTATAAGAAAAAAATACGGAATGAATGACAATGATAATGTAACATCTAACACCGTAACAAATAATGATAATATAACATCTAACACAGAAACATCTAATACAGAAACAGATAATGTAACATCTAATACAGAAACAGATAATGATAATGTAACATCTAACACAGAAACAGATAATGTAACATCTAATACAGAAACAGATAATGATAAGGTAACATCAATATTCCCAACAAGTATGGATGACGAAAATCAATCTATAGAAGAATCTAGAGAAATTAGTAGAACTCAAGAACAACAACAAGATGAACTAATTAAAATAAATGAAAATCTAAGCGAAGTCGTATCATTATTAAATGATGGTAATGATATAAAAACTAACAGTGGAGATGGAGAAGGTAGTTTTATAGAAGAAATTCTTGAAGAGGGACTAGGTGAAGTAGTAGGTAAAAAACTAGGTGACATGGGTAACCTTTTTAAAAGGGGTGGTATTTCAAATGTTCTAAAGGGGAATATTGGTAATATAGGAAGTACTGCCGCAAATATAGGCAGCAAAGTAGGTTCTGTAGGTAAAATGGCAACAATGATACCTAGTATGGGGTCTATGGGGTCTAGTCTTGCCGGTATGGCGGGCACCGCAGGTACTGCATTATCTTCTGGAGCAACCGCATTAGGTGGTATGGCATCTGGTGCTATGTCAACAGTAGGTACTCTAGCAGCTGCAAACCCAATAGGAGCAGCGGTATTAGGAGCTGCCGCACTAGGAGCAGGTGGTTATGCCTTATGGGATCATATGAGAGGTTCTGATGAATCTAAAGAAATAATGGATACATTAGATGAACAAGGCATAGTAGACCATGATGTAATAGGAAATTCTACTATATTAAATTGGGATGCCATTAAACAATTAAAACCAGAAGACTTACAAGCATTAATAGAGTATGACGATTGGGATGCAGAAACACTTAAATCTCTTAAAATGATAGCAGATCCAAAAAATAAAAATGCAATAGATTATCAAGAAGGTAAAGAAAAAAAAGAAACAGCACAACAAAAATTAGATACTTTAGAAAAAGAAAATATTAATGCTGAAAAAGTTATAAAATCAAATGAAATCACCGACATGTTAGGTTTAGACGGAGTTGAAGAATTTAAAGACCCTAAACTTCAAAAAGAAAAAAAGAAACTACAAGATGATATTCATAAAGCAGATAGACAAATAGTAAAAGCTAAAGAATCAGAAAGAAATAGAATAGTCGGTCATAAAGATGATGACGAAAACGATAGGCGGGAAAATGATATAACACAAACACAAAAAGAAATGGAATATCTTGGTTTAACGAAATCTACTGGTAGAGAATTAGATTCTAAAATGGATTTACTTACTGAAAATACATTAGAAAATAATGCAGCTAAACTCGACTCACATATGTTCACCGGTAGAAACGAATTAGGAAAAAAACCATATGAAAACGAAAGCACTATAGATAAACTTGGAGAGCTGTCAAGTAAAGCTTATGATTACACCCCATTGGGAGCATTAACTAATTTAACAGGATTGACTACATCTGAATCAGATAAAATTAAACCATATGACAACCCCATCAATAATCAAAATAATGCATTGAAACAAAATGAATTAAACAATGAAAAATTTAAATACGAAGATAAAAATAAAAAGGAATCTAAAGACAGTATAATTAATGCACCAACTAGTAATGTAAATAATTCTAAACAAAACATTACCAATATAATAGATACTTCTAAAAATTCGTTTAACCAAGCTAACAAAGGATTACGCGGTGCGTTTTAATTAATGAATTCTTTGTCAGTACTGATTTTGGTGTCTGTGTTGTTAACTAATGTTATTGCCAAAGAAGATAAAAAAAATTATTACAATACAGATTCTAGAACACTGTCAACATTTTCTATATTTACTGGAGAACAAACTGGACACACGGTTATTTCTGTACATGGTATCTCCGAACATTCTTCAACTTTCTCCAATCTACAATCATTCCTATCTAATGATAATGTAAATCTATTGTCATATGATATTAATGGATTCGGGGAAAATATTGAAAAAAATGTCGGTATAGATGCATGGAATAAACAACTACTCAATAAAATCGATTATGTAATTCAATCTTACCCAAACACACACATAACCCTTATAGGTAATTCTATGGGGGCAGCAATTATACTTCATAATTATGTGAAATTAAAAAAATATATACATAATAAAACTGGTAGAAATCCTACTGTAATTCTTATTTCTCCAGGTATCATAAAACACCACTATGTATATTCACCGTTCAAATATATTCTCAAGACATTTAATTTTAATATATACTATGACTTATTACCACAATTTAAAGTATCTAATTCCACCGAACAAACTGAGATAAGATACAATGATAAACTCATTAGACATTATATTAATTCTAATACACTTTACCACTCTATCAATATTATGGAATCAGGGTTCAATATTATTATGAAATTGGGAGGTGATGAGAATATACATATTCTATATCCTGACAACGACCTCCCAATACTTAATGATTGGGAAACGGATCTCCCATATACTCATACTATAAAATATAATAATTCATATCACCTTCTCCTTAATTCAAATAAATTAATTATGAAGGATATTCTCAATATTATTACACGGGAATAATATTCCCGATCAGGAATAATTCACTAATATATTAAGATATTTCCAATATTATTACCGATCAGGAATAATACCTTTCCTTTTCATAGTACTCTGACTATCCTTCCATCTTAGTTCAGCCCAACTCCTATAAGTCTCATCTGTCTCAACAACATCTTTATCGTATGTTTTAAAATGATTTATAAGTAATTTCCTATGTAGACTTTCCCATTTATCAAACTCCATCCGTCACTCCCTGTAAGGTATCTAATAACTCAATACATTCTTCTACTATCTCAGACCTCTCTGATGGAGTCAACTGAGTGGCGAAAATAGTATTCCGTATACCCAATATCTTATCTAAATGATCATCCGTTATCTGCGGATTTACTTCCTTGTATAGTGCCGAGGAATATATTCGGAGATCATCGGCAACTGAATGAACCTTTATTTCCTTTCCTGATTTCTCATCCTTTATTGTATCATATACTGACCATGTATTTCGGATAGCTGATGAACACGTCATTAACTGCTCTGCCGTTTCATAGATTGATTGATTTATGTTTTCTTGTCCGACTACTTTGTCATCTGCTACCGCATTTCCAACTACTCCTAATATATACAATATACAGAGTATCCATAGTATTCCACAAAATATCATCCCTAATCGTACTACTATATCTATTCCGAATTTCTTTAATAACTTTAATAAATCATTCATTTTCATTACTCCCCAATCATGGTATAATTTCTGTACTCTCTATTATAATATCATTTACTGGAACATTCTGATGACCACCTATAGTTTGTGTCTCGGCATCTGACATAGAATCTACTATATCCATCCCCTCTATAACTTTTCCAAATACAGCATATCCCCAACCCTGTTGAGTTTTCTCAGTATGATTCAGAAAACCATTATCTGCATAATTTATGAAAAACTGAGCAGTTGCTGAATGGGGGACTCCTGTCCTTGCCATGGCAATCGTTCCCCTTTCATTCGATAATCCATTGTCAGCCTCATTTAGTATAGGGGATTTTACTGGTTTCTGTAACATATTGTCATTGACCATAGGATCAAATCCCCCACCTTGTGCCATGAATCCGGGAATTACTCTATGAAATATTGTACCATCATAGAAATTCTCCGTACAATAACTTAAGAAATTCTCACAGGTTACTGGGGCAGACTCAGTGTCCAACTCTATAACCACATCACCATAATTCGTAATTAATCTAACTTTCTTCATTCCCTTACTCCTTTCAGACGCTAACGCCATAATTATAATTTTTTCCTAAGAAATATTTTTTCCCTGAGAAATATTTTTCCCTGAGAAATTTTTCAAATAAACACTTTTTCACAGAGGGTTGCCTTTACCCCTTTCTCACAGACACCCCCACCTTCCCAATATAAGGTGTCAAGAGGCAACCCTCCATTTATATAATAATTATCTCCAATCAGTAGCTATATAATATACTAATAATATACACGATATACCAATTAATATAGGTAATAATAATATAGCTATAATATAGTTGAATATATTAATATTATCTGTTCTCATAGACTCCCACCTCATATTATTACTTTTAGCCACGTCGACAATACATTTCCATCGTTTCACTTTCTGTATATATTCATCTATATTATATACAGGCATACTATATGATTTACCGTTGGAATACATGTATAAGTTATATCCAAAGAGTAGACATACTAATATGGCTACTCCAAAGATACCTGCACTAATTATTAATATTGATGCATATACTGACAACATATATTACCAATCAGTATTAGCTAATTTCTCAAAATAACTAATATCACTTTCTGATACACTCTCACCCCTACTCTCCTTTGATTTTGTTGGTTTCGGTGCATCAGTAGGTTCTGAGACAGCCTCAGACACCATTGCAGGTGTATCATCAACTGTTTCATATGTTGGTGTTGGTTCAATATCTACACGATCCTCTAACCCAAGTACCTTAGTTAATCTAGACTTGAGCTCATCATATGATTTGAAATTATCCTTAGATGTGAATTCATCTAAAGATTTCACCTGATCTAATATATTATCTAAGAAATCATCATCTGTAGATAATATAGAAGGTTCTGCAAACTCTGATTTATCATAATTAATATATCCATCTACCTTACGGATCTTTAATTTGAAGTTACAACCATCGTCTATATCAAATGGATTTCTAGGAATCTCATCAGGGAACTCAGGTATCATTAAGTTATTTAATTTCTCATATATCTTTTTACCATACTTATATAAGAATACTTTACCATCATTATCAGGAACAGATGGATCATCCACCACGTATATATAACTTATATACTTTAATACTCTTTTGCGATCTCTTGCAATATTGCGTTTCGAGTTATCACCTGTATCCCATAACTTAGTATTCTCTTGGCATAATGGACATGTATCTCCTAATGTCGTTGGACAATTCTCCAAATACCATCCACCAGGTCCTTGAAATCCATGTGAAAATATACGTCGCCATGCTACTGGATCATCCTCAGATAATGTGGGTAAGAAACGAATAGTCGCAAAACCATTCCCCCCTTTATCTGTAGTTGGCTTCCAGAAGCGTTCATCTATATAACTCTTCTTTGCACCACTTGTTTTCTCTAACTCATCTGCCAATCGTTGCACATTTATCTTATTCTTACGTAATCTACTTACTGTACTCATATCTTTATATCCTTTTATCTTTGTATATTATTATCGTTATATCTATATTATTATCTCGTTTATCTTATCCCCCTTTAGTAAATTTAACTTATTAGATTCATACTTAATCTTATCCATTAATAGTGGACTTAGTAAACCGACTACATCCTCTACTAATATACTATTATCTTCTGCATATTCTGATATAATTTCTATATATGATATATTACGATTCTCCGCATATATCTTCTCTATATCATAACATAATCTCTTAGAATCGATTATATCTAATCCCATTAATGCTCCTGTTAATATAATTTATATAACCTAACATAGACAGTATAACATAATATATTGTATTTGTCAAGTCATATCGACTATTATACTATTTTATACTAAAATTGATGAGAGGCATACCCAAATGATAATGATTCTCATTCAGTTTTAATAAAATTTTCATTAGTTTTGCACATTCCTTCATCTGGGATTAAACCCCTCTTCTATTTTCTGGAATATTATCGTTGTCATTAGTATTATTTAGTATTATTTAAAGACTTCCATCTTTTTAGTTTATTAGGTGAAAGGTCATCATCGTGTGTAACTTTATGTATATTAGATGGAATGATATCATTAGTATTAGATGTTCGTATAGATAATATAGCAATAGTACCTGATAGAGTTAAAAGAATAGCCAAAGGGTCAAAGACAAGAATAACTAAAAAGATAAGCATATTAAGAATATTATTATAATTAGAATTACCGAATATATTAGCAATAGCAATAAGTGATCCTACTTCATAATACTCTGATTGTTTAATAATATTAGTATTGTATTGTTTATCTACTATATCATTAATATCATTATTAGCATTATTAATAATATTATTAAGTTGATTTCTTTCTTGTTTTTGATTTTCTCTAGTTTGTACAGCCCCATCTATCCCTCTTATTCTATCATATTGAATAAGTTTATCTACTGTATTATCTAATTGTTTAAGAGCAATATTAGCATTATTAATAATATTATTTCTAGACTGTATTTGAGATTGGTACATATTATTAGTAATATTAGATTTATTAATATTAGTATTAGTATCTTGTGCGGCGTGAGAAAGGAATCCAAATATACCTAATGAAGTAATAATCATAATCCCAATGATTGCGAGAATAAAGTATAATTTCATTGCTATATTATATACGTTCCATTTAATATATATCCAATTGACGGTAGTAAGTTTAGCTATTTCCAGACCAATGCCCATAGTAATGATAGGAATATTATTATTAATAAAGATTTTAGTCAGTCCTGAAATAGAAAAGTATGCGGCAATAATAGAAAGAGTAATCCCTAGTAGTATTACTGCGTATGCATTTATGTTATATGTGTTCACTTAAAGATACCTCAAAAATAGATTTAGTTAACTTATGATAGAATTGATTATTAATATTAATGAAGTATTTATATTGATTAGTAGTATAAATGAACTGGTCGAAATAAATATCTTTAATTTTTATATTTATAATAAAGTTTAGGATAATATCCAGGATAATAATAGATTCTATATTAATTTTATTATTAACAACTAGTTTATGCCAGATTGGGTATTGTTTATCGTACCCATGAAGAATATTATTAATGTTATTAATATTATAGTGTTTCCCATAATCTAATAGGAATGATATATCATTTTGGTACATATATTGCATTCTATCTATTTTCCCTTGGTATATATTATATGTATTAATATTATCTTGATTAATAAGATTAGTAATATGTGGTAATGATTTTCCTATTTTGATACCATTCCCGATTATAGTTGCAAGTATAAACAATTTAGCGTGATTTTCATTATTGAAGTATCTAGCTGATTTATAGAAAGAGTATTTATCCTTTCTATTTTGGAAAGTATTATATGTAGTAGTTATATTTCCTTTATATTTTTGATAATTATAATTATTATTTGAGAAATGGTAATTAATAGATTGGTATATTTTAAATAGATTATATGGTTCAATAGTCATTATTAATTTTAGTGATTATTAGTCTCTGTCTTCAGTTTCCTCAAAATATTGAGAATAATGGTTATTCATTTTAGGATTAAACCAATTATCATTAACATTATGTTTCACGTGCCCGCATGATTTACATTTATCTTTATGGTGTTCTGGTATTTTAGGAACTGGTGTAGGTACTTTATTAGCGTCTACCCCTACCATAAGGAATTGTGCGGTAATACATCTCACTTGAGCCGAAGTTTCAATATTTTCAGTAACTGCTACAATATCTATAGTCATAGAAGTTCTGCCTACTTTAATAACTTCTCCTCTAATAGATAGAAGGCAACCAATATCTATAGGTTCAAGGTATTGTACTTCAATAACTTTAGCGGTAATACAGTATAGTCTAGAAAATCTTCTAGACGTAGCGGAAGCGACTTGATCTAATAATTTTAGTAGTTCTCCCCCATGCAGTTTATTATTAAAATTTGCCTGTTGTGGTGACGGCGAAACAACAATAGTAGTTGATATTGGGTTATCCATTTTGATTCTCCTTTATTAGTCATACCCCATTGGTTCTCTAATAGTGTCTTTTCTTTCTAATAAATCGTCGAGTTGATATTTATCAATAGTTTCATATTCCATTAAGCATTCAGTCATAGAATGTAGAATATCCATATTATCTTCAAGTATTTTCTTAGCTTTATCATAATTTTTAGTAGTTAATTTAATAACTTCCTCATCTAATAGTTTAGATATTTCAGGTGAAACGGATTGAGCGGGTTGTCCCATTGATCTCCCCATAAAGGGATCTCCCTGTTCATCTTCATAACAAAGTGGTCCTACTGCGTCACATAATCCCCATCGTTTGACCATATTTCTAGCAATAGAAGTAGCACGTTCAATATCATTAGATGCACCAGTAGTAACTTTATCTTTACCGTATATTAATTCTTCTGCGATACGTCCACCATATAATGATTGTAGTTGAGATTCTAATTTTTCCTTTGATGCAGAATAAGCGTCTTTCTCTGGTAGGAACATAGTAACCCCAAGTGCTCTACCTCTAGGCATAATAGACACTTTATATACTGGGTCATGAGTTTCTGTTAATCTACCTACGATAGCGTGTCCTGCTTCATGATATGCAGTCATACGTTTTTCATCTTCCCCCATCACCATAGTTCTCTTTTCTACCCCCATAATCAGTTTATCTTTAGATTTTTCTAAATCTGACATACAAATATTAGTTCTATCCCCTCTGGCAGCAGCAAGGGCAGCTTCATTAATAAGATTAGCTAATTCTGCACCAGAGAATCCAGTAGTACCTTGAGCAATATATTTTAATTTAATATCATCGGAAGTTGGAACTTTTCTCATATGAACTTGAAGTATTTGTTCTCTTCCTTTAATATCAGGTAGTCCTACATTAATTTCTCGATCAAATCTTCCTGGTCTTAATAAAGCTTTATCTAATACATCTGCTCTATTGGTTGCACCTAATACAATAATACCATCTCTATCATCGAAACCATCCATTTCCACTAATAATTGATTTAATGTTTGTTCTCTTTCATCATTGCCGCCACCGTGGCCTGCACCTCTTTGTCTACCAACTGCATCGATTTCGTCAATGAATATAATACAAGGTGACGATTTTCTTGCCTCAGTAAACATATCTCTAACTCTAGATGCACCGACACCAACAAACATTTCCACAAAATCAGATCCAGATATAGAAAAGAATGGTACTTTTGCTTCACCTGCAATTGCACGAGCCAATAATGTTTTACCTGTACCTGGAGGTCCAACCATTAATGCCCCTTTAGGTATTTTCGCACCTAATTTCACATATTTGGGAGGATTTCTTAAGAAATCTACCATTTCAGACACTTCATCAAGTGCTTCTTCCACCCCTGCAACATCGGCAAAGGTAACTTTAATTTTTGATTGTTCTAATTTCTTAGATTTATTCTTCCCCAATTTATTTGGTCCTCCACCCCCCATTCTTTTCATATACCATATCCACACACCTATCAATAATAATATAGGAAACCAAGAAATAAATATAGAACCCAAAAGTGATGATTCTTCTGGTGGATTTGCAATAATATCTACACCATTTTCTAATAAATCATCCACCATATGAGGATCATATGGTGAATATGTTACAAACTGTCCACCATCACGATATTCACCAACAACAATTCCTCTCTTATCTACTACAACTTTCATTACTTGCCCATCATTCACTAAATCTATGAATTTAGCATATGACACCTCTTGACCCATTTGTCCTTTATTCATATTCCCTAAGAATGAAATAAAGAAAAATCCAATAACGGCCCAAACTAATAGTTTTTTTATCATAGTCTTATCCTATATTTCAAATATTTCTGATTCTACTGATCTAATAACATTATTCATTGTTAAAATAGAGTCATAGTTAAGTGATAGAGAATCAATCCCTTGATTAACTAACCACGAAGTTATTTCTGGAAAATCTGATGGTGCTTGTCCACAAATACCTATATACTTACCATGTTTTTTACATGATTTTATTGCCATTTCCATTAATTTAATCACTGCTTCATTCCTTTCGTCACATCCTTCAATATTAGAAGAATCTCTGTCAACACCAAGTGTTAATTGAGTCAAATCATTAGAACCTATAGAGAAACCATCACAATATTCTAAGAACTCATCCGCCAATAGTGCATTTGCTGGTATTTCACACATAAATATGATTTTAATACCATTTTCCCCTGATTTTATACCATTATCTTCTAATAATTGTACTACTTTTTTTGCCTCATTTACAGTTCTGATAAAAGGAACCATAACTTGTATATTATTTAATCCATATTCTAGGATAACCTTTCTTATCGCAGAGCATTCCAACTCAAATGCAACTTCAAATTCAGGTGAATTGTATCTATATGCACCTCTAAACCCAATCATAGGATTTTCTTCTATTGGTTCATAGAGTTGTCCACCATATAAATGAGAGTATTCATTAGATTTGAAGTCAGATAGTCTAAATATAACCGGTTTAGGGTATACTGAAGCAGCAATAGTGGCAATACCATCTGCTAGTCTACTTCGATAAAACTCTGTTGGTCGTGAATACCCAATTGTTTTTTCCATTATATAGTCATACATCTCATCAGATAAGAGTTCACAATTAAGTATTGCATTTGGGTGTATACCGATACGTGAATTAATAATAAATTCTAATCTGGCCAGTCCGATACCATCATTTGGATATTTTGACACTTTGAATGCCATATCAGGATTACCCAGATTAAGCATTATTTTAGTTTTTGTTGGTTTGAATGATGAAAAATCAGTTTTTTCTGTAGTATATGGTAATATTCCATTATAAACATACCCAATTTCACCTTGGGCACAAGATATTGTTACATCTTCGCCATTAGCTATGGTAGAAGTGGCATCATCACACCCCACCACTGCTGGGATACCTAATTCTCTTGCTATAATAGCAGCATGACAAGTTCTCCCCCCTCTATTAGTAATGACACCAGAAGATTTCTTCATTATTGGTTCCCAATCTGGGTCTGTTATATCAGTTACCAATATATCACCATCATTAAATTGATTCATATCCGACACATCATTAATTATAGATGTTTTACCAGATCCAATTTTAGAACCAATAGGTTTACCTGTAGTAATCACATCTGACATACGTTGAAGTGTAAACACCTCGTCAGCACACCCAGAATCCACAGAATGGACTGTTTCTGGACGTGATTGAACTATAAAGATTTCATTGGTTAAACCATCAATTGCCCATTCTATGTCCATATGAGTTTTTTTACCATATTTCTTAGAATAATGTTCTTCTATGATTACTGCTGATCTGGCTAATGATATAACTTCCTCATCCGATAAACAAAATTCTTGTTGTAATGATTTATCAACTTCTATATTATTTGTTCTATTAGACTCAGAATATATCATTTTGACTAATTTAGTACCAAGATGTCGTTGTATAATAGAATTATAACCATCTTTCAATGTTGGTTTAAATACATAAAACTCATCGGGGTTGACATTACCAGATACTACATTTTCACCTAACCCATATGCACCAGTAATAAATACTACATCCTCAAATCCTGATTCAGTATCCAATGTAAACATAACACCAGCGGTACCTCTATCGGAACGCACCATTTTTTGAATACCTATTGACACTCTTATATCTTTATGAGAATATCCATTAGATACTCTATATGATATAACTCTATCAGTAAATAATGAAGCAAATACTAATTTACACGCATGTATTATATCCACATCTCCAAATACATTAAGATATGTTTCTAATTGTCCGGCAAATGAATTTGATATTGAATCTTCAGTAGTAGCCGAGGATCTAACGGCAACAGAACCACCTAATTCGTGATATGATGTTAATATCTCAGATTCTAATCCTGGTGGCATATCACCATTAATAAACCAAGATCTAATGGTTGTACCCACATCAGATAAGGAATCCACATCATCGACATCAATAGTTTCTAATATATCCTCAATTTTAGATGATAAGTGATTATAATCTACATAATCACAATACCCATCAACAGTAACCGCGAACCCATTAGGCACATTAATACCAGAATTGGTAAGTTCAGAATACATTTCACCTAATGATGCATTCTTACCACCAACCAAAGAAACATCAGATATATTTAATTCACCAAAGTTTCTAATATATGAAAAACTATTATCAATTTCGGGCATAAACAACCTCCAAATATATTATAGTATAATACCTTTAATCACTTCAAGTATCCCAAATGAAGTCAACACATACAACAAGCAAGCACCATAAACCATATGTTTAATCTGTACTAATGTATAATTAACCCCATCTATAGCATCAGATAAAGCTTTATTTGCTTCTTTTAATTCTTGTATATCTTCATCATGTTCAGATAAGTGCCACTCATGACGTTCTAATAAAACTCTATCTTCTATTTTCATATACCACTCTATATTGTTAATAGTTGAGTTATATTTATATCATTTAGAATAGTATACATCTACCGACTTATGCATATGTTCAAAGAACTTAATAATCTTATTCTTTTGTCTAGTAGTATAGTTAGAATACCCCTCTTTCATCTCTGGATCTGTCTTAGACAACAGAAATTCAGAATGTTTCTCATCAATCCATTTAATTAAATACTTTTTATATGATGGTTTGATTTCAGATGTTTTTAAATATGATTTCATATCAAACTTCTGTGTCATACCAGATTCTAAAAACTCTTCAAATGCATCATCTAATCCATCAACATACGAATCACCCTTGATACGCATTCTTTCTTGAATTGTAATACGTTTAATTGGATTCTTAATAGGTTCTTTATCTTTTAACTTATCTACCCACTCATTCATCCATTTAATTGTCTTGGTATCGGTGACTTGCCCTCTATCAATCAATCGTGCAACAACTGATGATGTTAGATAAGACACTTTCTCATCAACAACCTTATCCAATCCTCTAGATTTAAGATAATCTGATAGGTATTTTTCTTTCTTTTTGGTATCAACCATTGCGGCATACCAACTCAAGGCAGACACAAGTTCAAATTGTGTATAATCTTCCGACAATACAGGTTCGACCAAATCAGTTGCCCATTTTGCTCTAATTTTGTTCTTCATATTCATAATATATTACCACTTTCCAAGTAGAACATACGTATTAAAATCATTACATTCAGTCGTACAACCATCTGATAAATCACATCCCACACAAGGAGCATCATTTATATATGTTGACTCCCTTCCCCTGGTATCTTTATCAGAATTAAATGTTGCATAAACCGTATCATCTGTCTTTATAATATCTCGACCCTCATCACACCACACCATAATATAATCCTATCCTGTTATATGTTCGTAAATTTCTTTCCAACTATCAAGTCTAGCCGCATCTCCCACGTAATCAGCATTATGTGAATGAGCAACTAAAATACCAGACAACCCTAATGAAATACCAATATCAACATTTTCTGGTTTATCTTCAATCCAATATGTATCAGAATCTTTATATTTTGATAACTCTTCATCTTTATCATCACCAGTACCTAATATAGTATATCCAACAAATACATTACCGAATATTCGTTCAAGATTAGATATTCTAAGTTTTTGTGCAGAAATTCTATCAGATTGTGATGATATTACTTGAAACATATACCCATGATCGTTATGTAATTTCTTCACATATTTAATTGAATCTCTTAGTGGTAATAAAAACCCAATATCAGATGACGAATTAAATTCTCTAGACAATTCTTTACCATAATATCGTGTTATAGGATCACCAAAATATTTATCTAATATACCCAAACCTGAATATACTACCTTATCTTCAATTTTATACGCATTTTCATTAACTAAATGTAAATGAGGTTTTGTAGTTCGTATCCATTTATGAAATGAATACTCCCAATCTAAGAGTACCCCATCCACATCAACCAATATCACTTTATCCTTTATCATAAAACATCCCATGGTTTAGTGTAAACAACAACAAACTCATCATCAACATGATCCTCATCATCCATTATATATCTAGTAGTATCTATTTTTGATAGATGTCTTAAATATCGTATTACCAATATCAAAAAAAGAACAAAAATGATAGAAACTAATAAAATTAACATGATTATTACCTAAAAAAACTAAAAAAACTAAAAACCCCCAAACCACAGTGATATTATCTCACAATTTCACCTCAATGTCAAGGTTTATTTTCATTTATTTTCATCTTTTTTCAATAATATGATATTTTTCTTTAGCAACTAGATATACTTGACGAGCATCTTCTTCTTTGGCAAAATAAC